AAAGATAAGTCTATTGCCAGCTTTGATTACACGCCTATAGGGTCGATAGTCCTCTGGGAGTTGTCCTGGCTCTGGGGCGGGTACAATGTTCTCTTCTACTCGCTGGCGTATCTCTATGATCGCCTTGCTCATCTCTTCTAAATCGATATTAACAACTGGTTGATTAGCCTCAATTGCATCAACCAGTGGGGTGAGGTCTATTTCTTGGGGCTTCTGTTCGCTAGGGAGCTGTTTAGCAAGGTTCTCTAGCTGCTCACTAATATCAATAGAGTTTGCAATGTTTTCTAGTTGTTCTACCAACACAGAGCCGTCAAACGGCTTGTTATCGTTTAACATGGTGTGTAGTGAGCGTATCTCCGTCAAAAGCTCCTGGGTGGCTTCTAGCGAAGCCTCGTGACGTTCCTTTGACACTGCCCTACGCTTCTTGGCTAGGTCTAGCTTAATCTGCTGTGGAGATTTCATCGATCAATGTCTCCAATTCTTTTATCCGCTCGTCCTTTTGCTTGGATAGCTCTTTGGCTTCTTTCGTTCGGCCATCCATAGCAGCTATCTTCTCAGCCATAGTATTTACTTCTGCTTCCAGTGATCTAACATTTAGGTACGACTCTGTATCAAAACCCTTCTGCCCCTCTAATACGGGTAGCATAGTACAGCGGCAGTTGACATGGAGTGGCGGGTTCTTCACAGCAGCGTAGTCGAACTTCGTAGATACGTCGCCAACCTCTAGTGAGTCGCCTTTATCAAAGTAATTCTTCTTGAGTGGGATGATCTTGCCGTTCATATCGGCACACAGGGGGTCTACACGGTCATCCTGGGCTGTTAGCCACTGTTTGGCTACCACAACCCCACTTTTCTCCCAAGCGTCCATTGTAGCGTAGTTAGAAGCCTTAATAACTTCTGTTCGGGTCACTCGGTCGGCCTGTGTCTTGGTGTATTCGGTAAATACCTGTCTAATCTCTGCTTTTATTTGCGGAATAGACTTGCCTTCGCTAATGCCCTTAACCAATATGTCAATCATCTTGTCTCGGTCTGTTTCAATCATAGAAGTGGCAAAGCGTTTGACCTCTCGCTCAATAAACCCTGTAATGTCGGTTGGGATATAGGTACTGTCACCGACAAGGCTCATAGCTATCTGGCCAGAGAGGGCTGCTACTTCTGTAAGGATAGGAGTAAAGTCAATCATCGCTCTCGTTACTTCTGCATCCTCGTTAATCAACGCCTTGCTCATCTCAGCTACTTCACTCGGCACGGCCTCCAAAGCTCGCTCTACTAATCCATCAATATACTGGGTCACTTTGTTGTAGAACTTCTGTTCGGTGTGTTCGACTACGTTTATTTGGCGGCGGTGGAACGACCATACCTGTTCGTTAGTGAATGAATCATGCTCTGGGGTTTCTGTTGCCTTAACAACGATACGGCCTTTGATAATCCTGCGGGCTGCATCACGAATATCACGAGCTGCTTGTTTTGCCTCTAGTTGCTTAGTGACTTCAGCAAATACACCCTGCTTTCGGAACACACGTTGGTAGTTTACGTTCTTGATGCTCTTTGGTATCTCGGCTGGAGTAACGTCTGGGGCTGGCTGGGTGAGTAGGTCTGCACCTTCCTCTTTGCTCTCATTGAAGCCAAGACTAATACGGGCTTCATTGGTAGTAATGATGCTTGCACCCTTGAGTTTGACTGCCTCATTTACTTTGCCTTCACGGTCTTCTGGCACAGGGTCTTTGAACCCTAAGATAAGGTTAGTGCCAAACTTGGGGACGAAGAACTCGTTCAATGTGTCAGTGATGGACTTCATCTCAGGCTTAACAGTCGTTCGCTTCCAATGCATAATCGTAGCATCAGCGTTAGCTCGGTTCACATCGTCAGTGATGCCAAGGACAGGTGGTACGTTGCCAAAGATAGACATAATCTTATCCCGGTTCCACTTCTGCTGCTCAATGAACTCCATATCCTTGTTGGTGAGCTGGATAGTCTGAGGCTTGAGGCCACCGGACAAAATCATAGCTTTGTATGCGGTCGAAACTGTCCCGTCGTTAGGCTGTAGCTCTGTACGGATTACTTTCATCTGTTCTGGGGTCATAGCAGCTTCAGTAGATAGTACGAATTTGCCGATAAGGCCACGCTGAAACAGCCCCTTGTTCGCTTCAATGGCAAAGTTGTCTGTATCAATAGCTTCTGCTGCTGCCTCTACCTTGGACTTACCACGATACGGATTGTTTGGGTTGGGGTTCTTAAAGTGGACAATCTCATCTGCCTTATAAGTAATTGTGACCTGTTTGCCGTTGATACTATCCTTAAACTCATATGCATCAATAATTGCCTGGCCGAATGAAGGGCTGCCGAGCTTAATCTCTACTTTATCTGGCTGTAATAGGTAAATACCACGCACATTAGGAGCTGTACCATCGATGTACCATATAGAGTCACCAGCTAGGGTCTTATGTGAGCTAGTGAGGTAGAACCCGCTACTTGCATCGGTAAACTCGTTGAAACGGTCTAATGCATCCAAGATAGGGTGAGATTGGATAGGGGTCAGCTCAATATCCCCGCCCACTACACGAGTGCTGAACAGCTCAAACTCAATAGTCGCCACTTCTTTGGCAATCGCATCATTGTTTTTGTATACCCAGCCTTGGTTAGCTTCAAGCAGCTTGCCGGATGCCCGTGTCTCAGTGACTAGGCTATTGGTGTTAGTGAAGATGTCAGCGTAAGTACCACTCGCTTTTTGTTTAGCCTCGACTTCCACTTCTTTGATGATGACCTTTGGCTCACTACGAAAGACCTGGCCAATAGTCCGTAACCTTTCCTGAATCGTCACGAGTTACTGCCCTCTCATTCGGGTCAATGTATTGTATAAATGATATTTCTGCTTGATTTTCATTGTATTTCGCATACGCCCATTCGGCTAACGCCCAACTGTCAGGGTAGTCATCGTGTGCATCGGATGCATCAGGATGGTGAACGCTTAACAACTGGCCTTTATATTCTTGCTGAAGGTCAAGCATCTGTAGTTTGAACTTCTCACCTACCTTTGTATCTAATTTAGGGAGTGTCGTCAACAACTCTTTAATAGTTACTTTGAGGTTCTTGTACAGATTGTCTTTGCTAACAGAGGAGAACTTGACACGATACAACCCGCTATTCTCGTCTCGCCATTGAGTATGAGCTTGGAACATATCTGGCATAAAGTCGCCTTGACCTGTGCTATCTATTGCAATTGCTACAACATTGTAGTTGCCCAATAGGTTTTTAATAACATCAAACTGGCTTTGGTAGTTCTCTCCCCGTAGCTCACCCCAGCGTATGACCTCTTTCTTTTTTATATTCTGGTTAAACCGCAGGATAGTTATAACCGTACTATCTGGGTTCTTGGCTGTGTCAATTCCTACAAAGCAAGGTGTTTGCTTCTCATGGAACGTTTCCTTGCGTTCTGTCTCCAACTCTGCCAAGTCCTCTTGAGTAACGAACTGCCCTGTACCAATGAGCCACTTACCGAAGTACGGTCTTGCTATCTCATCTGACTCCCTACCATGCTTCTCTATCTCTTGGTCAATGGTGCGTTCGTAGATAAGGTGGCGGGGGTCTGTAGTTTCCATGTATACCTGTCTACGTTGTGGGGCTATGTCATCAAAGTATAGTTTGATAGCATGTTCGCCCTGCCCTAAACGGTAGAAGTAGCATATTTTTGTTCCTGCTGTACCTATATAAACCATAGGGGCGTTAGTGTTCGCACCCATAGGCCAAATCTGCTCTTTTAGTATCTTATCGTCTAGGTCTTGACTCTCTTCAAATATAATCAGGTCGAGTGACTTACTCTCTGGTTTTGATGTCTTGGTCACTGGAAATATATAACAAGATGAGCCGTTAGGTAGAACAAGAGTGTTAGCATTGCTTTGCTCTTTGAACTCCCGTTGTTTCTCCTCATTGGCTGCGAACAATGGGCTAGAACGGTATAGTGCCTCCTTGAGCCTATCGAAGTCAGTCTTGGCCTGTTCTCTCTGTGGAGCAAATACTCCGATAGTAATACGTCTGTTAAATTGGGCGGTTAGGAATATTAGGATAAAGTCCATCGTATACACAACTGCTGTAGTCTTGCCAGCCTGTCTGCTAATCTCTATTGGTATTTCGTGTCTTCTGAGCTTCTTAATGTCATCTTCTGATGCCCCTGCGGTTATACGAAGGTTGTCCAGCAAGGCCATAATGATACGGTCGGATATAACCTCTTGATATGGATAGAGGGTTACATCATGTACCTTTAGGAGATACTCTTTTCTAAGCCTCCGGAGTTTGTCCAGCATCGTTGCCCAGCCCGAACTTTTTAAGCAAAGCGTTCGCAGGGTCATCTATCTGTATAGCGACTTTAGTCTGCGGGTTCACGCCCAACATTTTTAATTTCTCTGCCCACATACGCCAATCTTTGCCCCCAGCTCGTTCCATGCCAGCTAAAGCCTTCTCAATGCCCTTTTGACGAGCAGCTAAAGCCTCTGGCTCATTCTTCCATTTTGTAATGGTATCCTGGTCAACTCCTAGTGCTTCTGCCATCTCATACCAATGAGCTTGCTGACCATCTTCAATCATCTTGACAAATGCCTTAAATTCTAACTCCTTGTAAACACCCATTAGTCCGAGTTCTCCGAGCTTATTGTAACTTTCACTACTGTTCCTTGGGGGATGCAAACAAGCTGGGCAATATTCAGTTGTTCATACTCCCCAACGTCAAGACTAACTGTAAACGTTCCATCTACTTTCGGCCCGTTAATCTTAATCTTGTCTGCTAATAGTTCGATTGATTTCATCTATCAAATCCTTATACTCTTGAACGCTTTTACGGCAGTCATATTCCACCTTTACTATATCATAAATTGGGTCAATGTGCTTCTGCCTACTTTCGGCCTCTAGCAGTGTATCTATCTCCTCTGCGGTTTGGCACACGGGCAAGCCGCACAACTGTGCTATGACCGTCTTGTTCTCGGACTTCCATCTATCCTCGTGCCTGTAGCCTTTGGGCATAATGCAAGCATCGGCTGTCTGTATATTTTCATAGAGAGTGTCCTGGTTGAACTTGATGAACTCGTATTTGTCTTGGTAGGCTACCGAGTCGTTGGCATATCGGTATAGCATAGGGTCTTCGTTAGCTATGATAAGCAGACTTATTCCCCGCTTCTCTAGGCTGCCAACTGCTGCACGGACTAGCTCGGCATTGTGGGCATAACCGAACCACACAACCTTTTCGAGCTTACCCTCATGTACTTTGGGCTTCGGGAAGTCCTCTATGACAAACCTATCCTTAATCACTCTAACAGGCGTGTCGGTCATTCCTTGTAAGTATTCCCGCATAGTTTCAGTAGGAACTACTGCTGCGTGTACATTGTCTAGTGTCTCCTTGATGTATATATCAGGAGTCTGGAGCCAGTCGGGGTCACAGGTGTCTAGTATGCGTACTCCTGGATAGTGGGCAGGGAGCTTGTAGTCATAGGTGCAGTACACCTTTTGAAATATCATCACATCTGCTTTTTCACCATACTTGTATACGTCTGCATCATCCCAGTACCTATTGAGGTTGTGGACTCGTATCTTTGTGGAGCCAATATCCTTTTTATTGTGATACTGCTCGAATGTCTGCCATCTAACTACCATATCTTTTCTCCGTGCCACACTGGCTTCTGTCCGTTAGCTACCTTCTCTATGAGTTTGAATAACTGCTTCTGATAACGTTCCGGTGTGAATAGTTTCTGTGCTGTCTCTTTGCCTCTTTGGCCTATTGCTACGGTCTCTTTGTAGTGCTTGTGTACTAACTCATCAATCGCATCAGCGTAGCTGTCAGGGTTGTCTGGTAGGATGAATCCGTTCTTGCCGTGCTCAATGAAGTCCTCTGCTCCATGGTAGCGGGATGTTAGTACACAGCAACCGGATAGCATAGCTTCAGTCCTAGCTCGAGGCATTGGGCTATCCAGAGTAGGGTTGATGTAGATTAGGGAACGCCCCAAGAAGTCTCGGTAATCATCCCAATCGTGGCACTTGTAATTGACCGTGATGTGTTGCACATCAATACCAGTACGCTCTTTGACCTTAATCTTAATAGCCGTGAGG